TCCAACTTGAATGTACTGAGCCATTATTTGACCTCCTCAAGTTGATTGGTTTGTGAATTCCAGCGTTTTGTTGGGACAATCTGTGGCGCTGCTCTTGTTGTTCCAACTTGTGGTGTCACTCCAACTGGAGCAAAAGCTGGTGAACCAGCAGATGCACGGCGCTGCTCAATTCTCCTCAATGTATTTTCTTTTGCTTTTTCAGATGATTTCACAAAATTGCTCAAAGCCTCAAGCGTAGTTTTTGTATCGTTTTTACCATAAGCAGCAACAAGCTCTTCAGCAAATCGTAAAACGTCTCTATCTGTCTGAACACCTTTTTCTGCACTTGTTCTAAGATTAACGGCAGACTGTACAGAGCGCTCAAGGTCTGCAAATGCTCTACTTTCAACAGTTGAATTTCCTGCTAAATTGTAGGCTTTATATTTTGCATTGTTTATCACACCAAGTTCTAATGGAGCTTTGCCTGTTTTAGGGTCTACTTTTAAGTTTTGCAAAGCTGGGGTGAGTGAGCGAACTTGAGCATCAAGACTATCAATAAGCTCTAGGTCTTTTGTCTCATCTTTAATAAGACTTGGAGGCAAAGGTTTATTTTGGAAATCACTTCTTGCTTTTTCTATTTGCAACTGCAAAAGCTGTGACTTCAATTCACGCTGACTTGCTCCAAGACTTGCTTGAATATTTGCAAGTTGAACTTTTGATTCATTTTGAGCAGCAGCAATTGAATTGCGCGAATCAATTTGTAATTGAGCAATTTGATTATTAGAATCAACACGCATTTGTGCAATAGTTGCGGCAGATTCTCCACGCTCTCTAGCTGCTTCAAGTTTTGCATCTGCTGCTAATTTTGCAGCATCAACTTTTGCTTCTGCGGCAATTTTAGCGGCCTCAACTCTAGCTTCACCATTTGTTTTAGCAACATCCATAACTTGTTGTCTAGCAGCAGCTTTGTCCTGAGAATTCTGAACAACTGCAAGCACCTTGTCTGGACTTCCATATTGAGCTACGGTACGAATAACATCAGACTCAGTAGCGTCCTCTCCAAGCTCTCCAAGTGCTGTGCGTAACTTTTCATCCATCATTTGAGCGTACTCAAGTTTCTTGACTTCAGCTTGAGATTTAGCAGCAGTTGCTAGTTCTGTAGAGGCTTTACGAGCGTACTGAGACAATCCAAGTGCCTCTTGCTGAAAACCAGCATCAGCAAGCAACTTTGCTCCTCTCATCATCGACTCAGGATTAGTCTGGTCAATCTGCTTAGAAATAGCGTTCAGAGTGCTGATACGCTGTAACTGAGGGTCTACTCCACCCAATGCTCCACCAAGCGCTCCAGCGAGGTTGTAGCCAGCTTGCTGCATCCCTACAGAAGCCTGCTGGAAAGGACTAAGATTTTGCAACGCAACTGCACGATTAAAAACCTGCTGCTGCTGTTGCTGCTGATACATTTCGGGATTGACCCCGAATAGACCGCCAACAATATCTTCTGCCATGATTATTTCCTATGTTGGGTTAAGTCGAAAAAGCCTTGAGAATAGCTGCCTGTAACTGTGGATTATTTGCTGCCTGACTAAGCAGATTTCCACTATAACTAAAAGCATTAGCGGGAGCTTGCGTAGCAGCACTGTTAATCATGCCTTGTGCAAGCAGTCTTCCTGCTTCAGCAGAAGATGCCGTAGTCTTAGCACCGATTTGTGTACCAAGTGTTAGCGGCTGCTGTGCAAGACTTTCAAGACCAGTTGTTGTGTCAATTGCAGTAGCAAACGGAGAGTAAGCAGCAGTCTGACCAGCATAGTATTTGCCCATCAAGTCACTACCAGCACCAAGCAGTCCTGCGCCAAATTGAGCCTGTTGTTGACCAGCTTGTTGGCCTTGTGCAGCCAGTTGCAAGTTGCTTTGAGCAAGTGCATTGTAGTAAGCAGCAAGTTCAGGGCTAGTAGCCGCCATAGTGCCACCTTGAGCAACAGATAGACCTCCACGACCTTGTGCCAGCAATCTATTCTGCAATTGGGCAAGTTGTTGTTCTTGTCCAGGAGCAAGCAATGCCTGCTGTTTAGCAATGTAGGCAGCAGCCTGTTGCTCAGGAGTTTGCTGTATGTAACCTTGTCCAAGATTGAACAGACTTTGTGCGCCAGCAGTTAACGGAGCATACGCAGCTTGCGCCCCTTCAGCACCAGTAAGACCTTGAGCAGCCAATGCGCTCAATCGGTCTTGGTAGGCTTTGATTTCAGGGCTTGCCGTGTAACCAGCACCAATCACATTGCCTTGTGCATCAGTGGTGAAGTTAGATGCACCAAAGCGAGTGGTAACGCCAACAGGACGAAACTTAGCGGCATCTGCTGCAATCTGTGCTGCTTTAATTTGTGCATCAGCTTGTATCTGTGCGGCTTCTCTTGCTTTCTCTGCTGTATTGGCAGCACCAAGACCTTGCAATGTACCAGTTAGAAGAGATGGAAGGAAGGAAGATGCAGTAGAGCCACTTGGCAAAAGGCTAGATGCAGCATTTCCAATAGAGGAAAGAAGGCCACCACCAGCTTCAGCAGCGCCTACATATCCTGGTATAGAACCAGCAACACTAGCAGCAGGAGCAAATGGCGAACTACCTAATCCAGCAAGAGAGGAACCAAGTCCAGCAGCGTTAGCGGCACTTAAATATCCTGCACTAGAACCCGCAGCGCTAGCAATAGGCGCAAATGGTGAACCAAGCAACCCAGCAGTAGCTCCAGGCGCTGCCGCAAGTGAAACTCCAGAAGTAAGCAATCCAGCGCCACCCATTCCAAGCATGATGGCTGCCGTAAGCGGACTTAAATCGTTTTTACTAATCTCTGTAAGAATGCCACTTGCTGCATCTCCTAAAAATCCAAGGCTACCTTTATTTCGCTGACCTTGCTGCGTTATATTTCCTTCTAAGTCGTAAAACGTCACCGTGTTTGTTGTAGGGTCGTAGCTAGTGTACTCATAACCTTTGCCGCCTTCTGCAGGTTGAACTTCCCCACTAGCAATTCTTTTTAAAAAATCATTTGCTTGTGGGGTTCTTGCATAGTTAGGGTCATCTTGCCAAGATACATTGTAATTTCCCTCACGGGCAGAGCCTGACACAACAGGTATCTTGCCAACTATTCCAATTAATTTGTTTCCGCCGCCGCCCTCGTTTTTGCCGCTTGCTGCGCTATAAATTGGGTCGCCGTATTTTTGAGGCAACAGATTCCCGTCATCATCTCTAGGAATGCTAGGAGTGTAGTTTCCAGGTATATAAGTTTGTGTATATGCTGGTGCTGCTGGCGCAGGAGTGGGAATAACGCCAGCAGGAGGAGACATAGTGTAGTTAGTTACACCAGCTGCTATAGCTTGAGCAGGGCTGCCGTATGCCTTCCCATCAGGGCCATATACCACTACCCCTAGAGATGCATTGCCAAATAGATTATTAGTTGCCATTTTTAATCCTTACATTGTTCCAGCAGCAATCACATTGCCAATGACAGTGAAGTTCCCACTTGCATCTAGCTTTGCCACACTGGTTCCACTAGATTTGAAGTACAAAACTCCAGCAGTTTCTTCCAGCGTAAAGTTTGTCAACGTGCCATTTGCTTTGCTTGCGATGGCAGTTGCAATGTTGTTGAACTCAGTATCAATCTCTGTGCCTTTTACAACCTTGCTGGCATTACCAGGAGCAAGTGCGTCTTTGGCTGCAAAATTAGTTGCTTTAGTGTAGTTGCTCATACAAGTTTTCCTCGTTTCGCCTGAATTTCAATTTTTTGGATACTTACGGCATATCCATTAATAGCTGTTTCATATCCTGTTTGCACTGCTTTTCCAGCACCTGTTGCTTGACTAACAAGCACTTGTAACTGGATACCACTTGAATAATATGCTACAGGAGAGCCATTGTCTCCATATTCAGCAATCCCATATTGTGCAACTGTACTAGTTGGAATGGATATGTTTTCTGAAAAATATTGACCAGTAAAGTCGAATCCCCACTTAATCGTAAATCCTTGATTTGAGCCTCCAATGACTGTGACAAGAATTTTCTTTAGGATAGAAGTGATGCCAATATCGCCAAAGTCAGCATAGTTGGTGAAGTATTGCAGCCTGTAAGTTGATGTGTTATCAAGATAGGTATCGTACTTGCCAATGTAGCCAGATTTGCCAATCAGCAAGTCGCCATTACGCCTGGATAAGAAACAAGTAGGCTCTATGGAGTCCCACACAGTCACACGGGCAGAGCCATCTTGCAATTGTGTCTTCGTATCAAATACATAGACTTGTTTTGATATGGGAAGACTTAACAGGTAGAAGGCATTGATTTCAGAGTAAACAGCCTTGCAATTAGCAAGCGTTTCAGCAGAAAGCGAAAGCATCAAGTCATTGCGGACATTCTTAGACAGGTCACGCAAAGGCGCAGACTTCTCTTGGATAGTACGCAGCAATGAGCGTACTCCACTGTTTGACAGGAAAACGATGTCGCTACCTGTAGTGTGGATAGTGTCACGCCCAAGGCATCCAACGCTGGAAATAGAGTCGCTAAGACTCATTGTTGCAGGCGTAGTAGCATTGGCATAGACAAGGATTTGACGCTGCCCAAAGATGAACAGAAACCCATTATGTGAAGCTAGACCAACAATTTTGTCTGCACCATTAGGCCAAACACGGCTTACATCCAATGTTCCTGAAGTGCCACCACTCCATATGTGACCAGTTAATAGGTCAGAAAAAGTGATGGTTGTATTGTCAGTTGTAGTGCTTGCCACCCAAAGGCGACCAAAAGCAGAGATGCCAATATTTGCCAATGGCACAGTGCCTGTGTACCCAGTTTTCTCACTTATCCTACGGAATGTCGTAGTGCTAACAGCAGGGTCATAAATGAGTGGGTCATAGCCTGTCTGGAAGAAAAAAGCAATGCCATTAAGAGAGCATATCTGCCAATCATTTGCCGTGATTGTGGGCGCAGTACCTCCCCCCCCATAGGTCAATTCTGTCACTGCATCTGAAGCACCCAACTTAAACAGTTTGTTGTTGCCTGCAAACAGAACAGTTAAAGTTCCATCGGATTGCACCAATTCATGGATAACACCAACATTGTTAGCGCCAAGATTTCCGCTAGATGGGTTTACCCTTGAATAACCTTTACGAGAGCCAATGCGCCCGTACTGGTCAATGACTGCATTGGTAGCAATTGATGCAAAACCAGAGGCCAAGTCCAATTGGGAATCTTGGGTATTTAACCCATAGAACCCAGGCGCTGATACGCTGTAGGACTGTAATGCTTGGCTCATGTTGCTACAAATCCATCGTAATCAGGGAAGCGAGTGCCTTCCAATGCAATGTAGTCAGAGAGCATTGACTTGTATAGCAAGAATGCCTCGGAAGAATTCATAGAACCATCTTCGCCACGCTCAATCAATGCACGGGCATATGCGTTCTGTGCTACCAGCGTATCAGGAACAAGGCATATGGTGCTATCAGAGGATAAGGCAGCCTGTGGCACTGCCAATGAGAAAAGAAGGCTGTAAACGCCATCTGGACGAGGATACAGCGTTACCTTTGCATCGTAGTTTGTATCTACACCATCAAAGACGTATTGGTTTGGAATAGTTGACGCTGGAACAATTGCATAGTTCTGATAGCGATTCATCTGCGTAAAGCTGATGTTTTCCAGTGGAATGTTAGCCGTAGAGTTAATGGCATCCATAACTTGAAACTTCTGTCCTGCGCCAGTAAGCGAATACTTATACACAGCAGCGGAAGTAGTGACAGTGATGTCTTTGCTAAGGATGTTCCAAGGAAATGCGTCTTCTACTTGGCGTTTTGCATCATTTACAAATTTACCAATTAAAGTGGAATAAGTTGTAGCGCTTACAGTTGTAACTTGCTGCTCACGCAGTCGAGCAAGGACATCATTGACGAGTTCTAGATAAGTCATGTGCGCGTTAATCCTTCTTCTTCAATGGTAACTACAACGGAAAAAGTGGATGCAGCCTCAGATATTGCTTTTAGTATGTCACCTTCTTCCATCACAAAATACGATGTCCCGCCCCAATCTTGAGTAGTTTTTGTAGACAAGGCCGTTTGATATACAAGCGAATATGTAGTAGATGCAGAGGTGTCAACCCAATCAAAAGAAATATGTTTTTGTGAGCCTGTATTCACTGCCCGCAACAATACCACCCTTGCATAGTACCCTTTAGGTACTGTATACAGAGTTGTTAGCGTATTTGCTGTGAGATTTGCGCCAACTGACAATGCTCTCATTTTTTGGCCTTGTTCCTACTAGTAATTGCCTTAGCCTTAGCCTTAGCATCTTCCTTGGAGGACGCGCCCCACGCCTGTAGCGAGAGCAGTAGACGGGTTGGTTTTCCATCCTTTTGCTCTGGCCCAGGCATATTGCCCATCCGCGCTAAAAAGGAGGCCCGTCGAGGGTTGTCACCTGACTTTACTGGTGCTTTCAAGTTGCCGCCAGTCTCGGCATTATAAGATGCTCTGCCCTTGGCATTCAAGCCGCCCTTTGGATTTTGACCAGCTTTTGTTTGCCAAGTTGGAGATTTCATCTATTTCACCTTTTTTGCCTTCTTTGCAGTCTTTGCTGCCTGCTTGAAATCAGCAGCAGTAGGTGCGGCCTTAGACCCCACCTTATTCATTTTTTCACCAGAGCCAGCCTTAATTCTGGCTTGCTTGGCATTGATATTAGCGTAAAGACCTT